TTTACTGAACGTGGATACGCAATATCTTCTGGTGATAATTGTAAAAACTCTTTACGAAACTCTTGTATAAATTGATTTAATTCTTTTTCATTACCACTCATAATCAATTTAAGTGCTTCTTTAATCTTCTTTCTACACGAAGCAGGTGTTGAAGATTTTACTGCTTCAATTCCCATTATTTTTAAATGTGGTTCTTTATATCTAACACCTTCACTATCCCATACATTTAAAATATATCTTTTCTTTGCAGTCCATATTCCTTTATCTGCAATAACTTCTCGTTTCATTACCATCTTTTGTTCATATGCATGTAAATATTTTGCTAGTTCTTCATATGATTCGTCAATAAATGGTTCGACTTTTTCTTTAATAACTTTATCAAGAAAATTAATAATCTTTGTAGGCGATACATCCTCTTTAAATACCTGCGAGATAAGTTCTCCAAATGTAACATAGATACTATCTGTATCTGATGCAATAATATAATCTTTTTCTTTTGTATTAAATAATTTATTAAGATAGTTATTCACCTTTTTTTCAATCCAACGAATTGCAAGTTGTCCAGAAGTTGTAATCGCTTCTGCGTTTCGAATATCATAATAACGAAACCATTCATTTCCAATAGCACCATAAGCACTATTTAAAGAAATTTTCTGTGCTAATTGTTTTGTATGATAACGAGACATATCATTAAGATGTTTTTTATCTTTTGTATCTTCATAAAGTTGACTAGATTTTAATGCTTTTCTTTTATAGATAACTCTATCATTATAAATCTTTTCCATTAGTTCTGGAAAAAATCCTTTCTTATCAGTTCTGAATATTGCACCATTCGGTGTAATCGTAGTATCCTTTGGAAGAAAAGATGTATCTATTTTTTGATTTAATAATTTATCTACATCAACATTTTTAACTTGTTTAATTAAAGTTTCTGGAGATATATTGTATTGCATAATCAAATGTGGGTATAGTGAATTTAAATCTAAACTAACAACCCAATTGTGCATACCGACTTGTGGGTCTTTAACATATGCACCTTCATATCTTTCTATCTTTGCTGAATGTTTTGCTTTTTGTGGAACAATAATATTTTTCTTACGCAAATAATTATAAATGAGTATATCCCAATATTTTACTGAACCTAACATATCACTATAATTTACTTTACAATCATATGCCATAGTAATAAGAAGTTCAATTAGTTTTAGTTTATCTTCAAGTCTATCAACAAGTTCAACATCTGTAATATTATATTCTATAAATGATTGATAATCTTTCGTATACCACTCTTTAAAAGTTTCATATGGGTTTTCATGTTTTTGTTCATCTAGTTCAACATGTGCAATATGGTCTAAACGATAATTTTCTTGATTTGTATAAGTAAATTTTTTATATAATTGCAGATAATCTAATGTCGCAACACCAAGAATATCATATGTCTGGTGTTTTCTTCCCATCATAAAAACTTCTTTCTCACTTACATTGCCCCATGGCGAAAATGCTTTTAACTTCTTTTCTCCAAACAATAATTTAATACGATTCATAAGATAAGGAATATCAAAGAAATCAATATTCCAACCAGTTACAACATCTGGTGTATTCTGTTCCCAAAATACTATAAATTCTTCAAGCAAATCTCTTTCATCTTTACATTGAATATAAGTTACATCATCTCTATCTGTTGTAAACTTACCAATACCCCAAACAACAATTGCTTGTGTTTGATGATTTTTTACTGTGATAGAAAGTAATGGTTCTATTGATTGTCTAGGATTTGGAAATCCATTTTCACATTCAACTTCTATATCAATCGTAATCAAAAGTAATTTGTTATAATCCCATTTAATATCTTCTGGATACTTGTCTGCAATATAGGTATATGCATATTGGGTATGACCAAAAACCAAATGAGGTTGGTCTTTATATTGTTCAACAAATTCTTTTGCTTCTTTCATAGAAGTAAATTTCATTGGTGTGAGAAACTTACCATCTAATGTAGTAAACGAAGTTTGTTTCTGTACAGGAACAAATAAAGTAGGTTCATATCTTACTCGTTTCGCAATTCTTTTGTTGTTCTCAATTGCACGAACAAGTAAACTATCACCCCATTGGTATACATTAGTATAGAACATCATATAATATTTTTATTTTATAGGTAATGTCTTGCTATAACATCTAACATAGCTTGTGCAGCATCTATTCTTTTTAATTCTACTTCAGATGCTTCAACTATGGTTGAATGTTCGCCGACACCAACTGAATTATTTAAATAAACATCAAGGTTAGTTTTTGCTATAGCAATTTCACTTTCATATTTTAATTTAAGTGCGTGTAATATAGCAGGTAACTTTGGTACATCAGCATCTTTCTGCATAATGTTTAATTCATCGTGTACATTCATAATATACTCCTTTAATTAATTAATCACTTTCTGGTACTGGTTTTGGCTCAATACTCTTTCCAATGGTGTATTTAGTTTCCAATATCCATTCACTTTTTTCTTTAAAAGAAATCACTTTTATTTGACTTAATGGCGCTTTAGCTCCATTCTCACCAACAATAAAAAGTAGTTTCCAATCTGCCAAAAGTTGTGTAATAGTATTCCTTCTAGCAATATCATTCTCATTAATGTTTGTTTCTTTTCCATCAAGTGCAAACAATTCTTTGAAATGCACTATATAATATTTTCCTTGTTTATGTAGTATATGACAAGATTGAAATAACTTTTTTTCTTTCCTAGATGCAACCCCTATTCTCGATAATGTTTCTCTAACCTTTAGAAAATTATCTGGTTCTTCTAAAGAAACTTCTAACATGTTTTCAATATCCCATTTAACGACTGTCATTTAGTTCCACCTCTGTTTAATTTTTCTTTGATGATTTGTAATTGTTTTTTGGTAAGTATTTGAAGAGCTTCCTTTGCTTTTTCATTATTATAACCATAGTATTCTTTACATACACCCAAATCATTGATTTTTGATTTTCTCAACCATTTAGAAAATCTATTCCTTTTTCTAATAGTATTTAGAAGAAACATGAATTGGAGTTTCTTGTCCACATGTGGTCTAGTATTCAATTCATTTACCAACAAAATACACTCTTCAAACGCACACAACACCTTATTAACAATAAAAGATGGGTATTTCTTTTCCCATATGGTATCATCACTATCCATCAACTTTTGTTTCGTATTATTAATTGCATTAAGATAATCTTTTAATTCGTAGCTCATTTAAATTTACATTGCCCCATAATTTCTGTAAGACATGCAAGAACATTAATCTCGCTGTCGGCACTAAATGCTTGTTTGTATTGATAATCTGCTAGAATTAATACAAGGTGTGGAATATTAGATGGTTCGATATAATCATTTGCATAATCATATATTTTTCTAAAAAGTTTAGCAGGGTCGTTATCCATATTTTCTACAACCCACTTACGAACTGATTTATAATCTTTTTCTTTCATATGAGATACCAAATCTTTCATATTCACATCTGAAAGATTAACCAAGATACCAGCATCTATCTTTCCAGATACAGAATATCTTTGAATCTCATTTAATGTTCTTCTCCAATCTGGAAAAAATGTATTAATAAGTTCTGCAATAACTTTTGTATCAAAAGGTATTTCTTCTTTTTGTAATATATCTGAAACTCTTTTAAAAAAACTTTCTGCAAGAATTGGTCTTTCTGATACAGGAATAATAAAATCTATAACACTACATCTTGAATGTAATGGTTCGATAATTCTATTTCGGTAATTGCAAGTAAGAATAAATCCACAGTTCTTATGAAATTCTTCTATAAATCCACGCAACGCTGGTTGTGTAGATTGTGGATTAAGATAATCTGCTTCATCTATGATAACATATTTTCTACCACCCTCTAAAGAAGATGTAGATGCAAAGTTTTTAATCTTAGTTCGTAGAACATCAATTCCAGATTCCTCTGAACCGTTTATCATATACCAAGTTGCACCAATCTCTTGTACCATTGATTTCGCAACCGTAGTTTTCCCTACACCAGCGCCACCTGTTAATAACAGATTCGGTATATGTTTTTGTTCCACAAACTTAGAAAATGTTTCTTTAAGTTGTTTCGTTAATATGCAATCATTGATTTTTGTTGGTCTATATTTCTCAACAAATAAAAATGTATTTTCCATAATGTAATCACCTTTTTCATAATATTATATATA